AAGATCAGGCCCGGCATCAACATCGCCAACTACGACCGCTTGCACTACTTCGACGGCGCCGATGACATCGCGGGCATGGTGTGCGACGAAAGCGCCATCCTGAAATCCTTCGACGGTGCGCGCCGGCAGCAGATCACCGACCGCATGCGCAAGATGCGCTATCGACTGCTGTGCACGGCGACGCCTTCGCCCAACGAATACATAGAGCTCGGCACCAGCAGCGAGGCCTTGGGCCATCTCGGCTACATGGACATGCTGTCCCGCTTTTTCAAAAACCAGCAGGGCAACAGCATCAAACCTCATGTGCGCCGGCCTCGCCACAGTGAGCGGGACCGCATTCTGGAAGAGACGGCCAAGTGGCGCCTCAAGGGCCACGCCGAAACGCCGTTCTGGCAGTGGGTGTGCTCGTGGTCGCGCGCCGTGCGCAAGCCGTCCGATCTGGGCTTCGAGGACGGCGCTTTCATTCTGCCGCCGCTGACTGAGCGCGAGCATCTGGTCGACACCGTGACGTTGCCGGCCGGCGAGATGTTCGCGCGGCCCGCCGTCGGCCTCAAAGAGCAGCGCGAGGAACGTCGCCGCACTATCGAGGAGCGCTGCGCCCGATCGGCTGGGCTGGTCAACGGCACGGGCCAGCCCGCCTTGGTGTGGTGCCAGCTCAACGACGAAGGTGACACGCTCGAGCGCATGATCTCTGACTGTGTGCAGGTGAGTGGCAAGCACAGCGAGGACGCCAAAGAAGAGAAGTTCCTGGCCTTCATCGACGGCAAGGCGCGCGTGCTCGTCACCAAAGAGAAGATCGGCGCCTGGGGCCTCAACTTCCAGCACTGCAATCACTCGGTATCGTTCCCGTCGCACTCGTTCGAGGGTTATTACCAGAGCGTGCGGCGGTGCTGGCGCTTCGGCCAAAAGCGCCCTGTCACGGTCGACATCGTCACCACCGACGGCGACAGCAACGTGCTGGCCAACCTGCAGCGCAAGGCGGTGGCCGCCGACAAGATGTTCGCCGAGCTCGTGCGCCACATGAACAACGCGATCAACATCGATCGCACCATTGCATTCAACAAGCAGGAGGGATTGCCGTCGTGGCTGTGATCGACCAGGAACTGACGGATCGTTATGCGGCCTACAACGGCGACTGCATCGAGGTCATGGCGGGGATGCCGGCCGAGAAAGTGCATTTGTCCGTGTACTCACCTCCGTTCGGCGGGCTGTTCCACTATTCATCGTCTGACCGCGACCTCTCGAACTGCGGCAGCTACGCACAGTTTTTCGAGCACTACGCCTTTGTGGTGCGCGAGCTGCATCGGATTACGTTGCCGGGCCGCATGACGGCGGTGCACTGCATGGATGTCCCGTCCGGCAACAGCGGCACCGACCATCTGATCGACTTCCCCGGCGACATTATCCGCCTGCACGAGAAAGAGGGCTGGCACTTCATCGCTCGCTACGCGATATGGAAAGAGCCGCTGGCGGTGCGCAACCGCACCATGGCCAAGAACCTCGCACATCGATCGCTGATCGAGGACAGCTCGCGCTGCAGCGTGGCATCGGCCGACTACCTCTTGGTGTTCCGCCGGCATGGCAAGAACGCCATTCCGATCACGCACCCGACCGGGCTGATGGAGTACGCTGGCGAGCGCGAGATGCCGGCCGAGCTGCTGCGCTATCGCGGCTGGACCGGCAATCAGATCGAGAACCGCTACTCGCATTGGATTTGGCGACAATACGCCTCGGCGTTCTGGGATGATATCCGCATCGGCCGGGTGCTGCCGTTCCGCGAGGCCCGCGATACGGAAGACGAGAAACATTGCCACCCGCTTCAGCTCGACGTGATCGATCGCGTGCTGGTGCTGTGGAGCAATCCCGGCGAGACGGTGCTGACGCCGTTCATGGGCGTCGGCAGCGAGGTCTACAGCGCCTTGCGGGCGGGGCGGAAGGCGCTCGGCGTGGAGCTCAAGCCGTCCTACTATCGCCAGGCCATCAAGAACGTGCGCATTGCCTATGAAGGCGCGCCAGAGGATACCAAGACGGCCAGCCTGTTCGATGCTCTGGAAACGGAGACGGCGGAATGACGGACAGCGAGAAGCCGACGCTGAAGCCGTGCCCGTGCTGTGGTGGCGAGGCTTGGTTTGACAAATGCTGGGGAAGCGGCGGGTTCGAGATGGGCTACCGTGATCGGCAGTTTTACTCTGTGCGCTGCAGGGCGTGCGATCTGCGAACCCCGGCGATCGCCAATCCGAAAAGCCCCGTCGATATTTGGAATAGGCGACCCGACGTGGAGTCGGTGTCATGACAGAAACACTGATCGTGATCGACGCCCCGCATTTCTATGCTGGCATCGTTGCCGAGCACGGCAAGGTCAAAGAGGCCGCCGACATCGTCAAGTACATGAAGGGGTGGGACGGCCAGCGTGTCGCCGCCTACTGCAAGGCCAAGGGCTGGAAATGGGAGAAGGTGCAGGAGACGAAATCGTGACGGAGCTTCGCATCAACGAGCGCAAGGCTCTGGCTCTGTGGGCGACCACACGCCAGCACGCCGTCACCATCGCCAGAGAGTGCGGCATGTCCACCAGTCTGTTGGGTAGGCTGGTGCGCAAGTACGGCATCGGCCGGCCGCCGAACCCGAAGCCGACGCCGCGCTCCCGCAAATCGAAGCCGCCGCGGCAATCCTATTACGCGCGCAGCCCGACCAACGAACGCAAGCGAGACGAGACACGGAAATGAGCGAAGAACGCAACCCGTGGCGTCTAGGCCAGCGCTGCACGATCAACGGTCGCGACGGTACCTGCATTGTTGTGACCGCAGAGTGGATTGTCGTGCTGTTCGACGACGGGAGCCCGACGCATATGCGGTTTGCGCCATGAGCACCGGCCACCGCATCGCCCTCAAAGGCTTCCGCATCAAGGATGGAAAGCTTGTCCGGGACAAGCGGAGGCTCGACGTGTCGACCCGCTTGAAACAGCGCGGCAGCAAGAAGGTCAGCGTCAAGCGAAAGGGCGCCCCATGACGATGCAGCACCACGACACGCGACCAGCGTTTGCGCGCTGGATTTGGCGTGACCGCACGCAAGAGCACTGGGTGTACTCGTTCGCCGTTGATGTGGTCTCATCGCTCATGTCCTGGGGAGCCGTTCTCGGGCTGGCGTATGTGACCATGGATTGGTGGGTGCCGGCAGTTTTCGGCTTCGTGTGCGGACAGGTTGGGGTTTCCCCATGAGTTACCTCCTGCAACGCCAGGTCGACGAAATCTGGAGCCTGCACGCCATGGCGCTGAAGCTGATCGATGAAGCTCTGGGGCTGCGCGCCGGCACGGCCGACGAGGTGGTATCATCGCTGCAGCTTTATGGCGACGACACGCGCGAGCGCGATAGCCGTGGCGGACGCCGGCCGAAGCTGCGCCGGTTTGCCTACAAGGATCCGAAAGCGGCGGCCGACAGGCGGCGAGAACTGGAAGGGCGTGAGCCGGAGGGCGCGGCATGGCCAGCGAAAATGTCGGGTTGAATGTCGGGTTGGAGGCAACCGCAACGCCCGTCGATCTGATGGCGCTGCGCTGGTACGCGCTGACGACGGTTCCGTCGGCCGAGTATGGCGCGCAAGCTCAAGTCAAGGCCCTCGGCCACAAGACGCTCTTGCCCAAAGACACCTATTGGCAGCGCGTCGGCGCCACCACCAAGACCGAGGCCAAGCCCTATCCCATCTTCCGCGGCTACGTGTTCGCCGGCTTTGATGGGCCAATGAACCTGTTTCTGTTCAAGCAGGCGATCGAAGGCTTGCTCGAGCGGATGCCGGGGCGCGCGCTGGTCCGCGGCGTCGTCGGCTTCGGCGGCAAGCCCGCCCAGCTCACCCAAGACGATGTGAGGTTTCTCATGCAGTTGAATGGTCGATCGCTCCCAGCCTCTCAATCCATCCGGGGTCTCAAGGTCGGTGATCGTGCCCGCATCACCAGCGAGGCGTTCCGCGGCCACGAGGTCACCGTCAAGGACATCGATGCTGATGCAAAAAAGGCACGCATTCTGCTGAGCTTCTTCGGCACGCTGCAGGAAATACCGATTTCAGTTGCGGCGCTGGAGAAAATCACCTAGGGAGGGTCCATGATTTAGTTTTGCTCATGTGTCCGGTGCGTGGCGTCGCCCTGCTCGGCCGTGGCAAGCCAAGACGCAGGTGCAAAATCGGGCCATGCAACACGAACGCGGCCGATACCCTAACTGTCTTTGATGTTAGGAAAGCTCAACCGGCTCGTGCTTCTCGTGAAACAATTCCGACGGCGGCTGCGGTTCGGCCAAACGCGCGCAGGCCTTGCTCATCTGCACCTTTGGACCTTGACGCTGGCGCCGTTCTGCGCCGTACGTCGGAAGCTTAATACGGGCGCGGCCCGTATTAAGCAAAGCGCAGACCTCCAGTAGCCCGTGCGGGGAAACCACTGGAGGCCGAACGCGAGCGGTACGCATTACAGATTGCCGCTACCCAAACTCACGCAACCGACACGCCACAACGCCAAACCATTCGCGCAATGTGCCCCATGATTGTGGGGGAAAAATGACGTTGCAGGGCTGGCGATGCGCCGCGAACTGACGTAGCCCGCCAAACAACAATCCTCCGGGGCTCCGTTCCCCGACCGCGTGAACGTGCGTGCTGGTTTTTGCCGAGGCTGGCAAAAACATCCGATCAATCAACTCGTGCCGGGGGCACAGCACCTCATGCGACAAGTGAAACAGATCATCAGCTATTTCGACACGCCGCGTCCCGCGTTTGGGCGCAACTTGCTGGCCACGCTGATCGGCATGGCGGCCGCCGTTATGATCGTCTCCCTGTTCACCGCCCCGGCGCGCGCCGAGGGCCTGCCGGGACGCCCAGCCAGGGATGCCGCACTCGCTGCGGCCGAGACCCCGTGGACCGGCTGCAGCGTCGGCGCCAGCGCCGGCTTGCTGCAAGGCGCCACGGATACGTCCTCGCCCATCAATCTCAGCGCCGAGGGCACGATGCTCGGGCTGCTGACGGGTTGCGACCTCCAGACTGGTCGTGCCGTGGTCGGCGCCTTCGTGCAGTATGGCTGGGCCTTCGGCGACCTGGATAAGCTCGGCGTCAATACCGAGCTCGCCATGGGCGGCCGGGCTGGCTATCTGATCTTTCCCTCCGTGCTGGTCTATGGTGGAGCAGCCTGGAGCCGCATCGACGTCGACGCGCTCGGCAACGTGGATGGCTGGAAGGCGGTGGGCGGCATAGGGTTGAAGCTCCCCGACGCGCCGCTGTTCCTCGATCTGCGCTACGAGCGCGGCTTTTATGCCGACGTCGTGCCGGGCCTCGACATCGTCACCAACTCGGTACGCATGGGCGTTACCTACAAGTTCAATTTCGCCCCGCGATGACGCTGCTGTTCTACATCGGGCAAATCGCCGTGGCCGCCATGCTGATCGGCGTGGCGTGCATGGTGATGTCCTGACAGTTTCGGCGCCAGCCTGAGGGTCCGGCTTGCCCTTATCCAGAGTGGCCGGCTTCTCCCCTTGCCGCGGCAAACCTCCTGATCCGTCGGCCTTGGCGTGGCGCCTGACGCGGTACAAGAGGGCTGGCGCCGAGAACCTGCCCGCGTTGGGCGTTTCCCAGCCCGAACTCGGGCCGGCGCGTGGCTCCATCACGAACCCGAACGGCCGGCTCGTCCTTTTAGGAAAGAACGAATGGACAAAACCGAGCAAGCTCTATTCGAGGCCCACGTTGTACTCGACGCCCATGTGCGGCTGCTGATCAACATCATGGGGATGGGGCCGTTCGGGAGCGAATACGCCGCGACTTTGCCGCAGCAGTTGGATAGGGTAGCGCAAGCGGCCAAGGCATTCATGGCGTTGCCGCGACCAGTGGCCCAGCAAGAACAGAAAGCGGCATAGGGTGGAAATCATCGTCACGTCCCGCCAGCTCAAGGCCTCCGATGCCCTCGATTTGGCATTTGACGCCAAGCTCGACAGGCCTCGCGTCGTCACCATCGAGGAATGGGACGGTAGCCCAGCCTATCTGATCACCCATGGGCCTTTGGCCTACAGACAGACGACGATGTTGCGGCCTCGCATGTCGGCGGAAGAGGCGCGGTGCATTCTGGAGCTGGCAAAGGCCGCACCCTCGACTGTCGAGGCGCAGCAGCAAGTCGCCGCTTTAGCTGTCGACGCCTTTGAGATCAAGCCGGCAATCCCGAGAGCTGGAAAGCGCAAGAGCAGCATTACCCATGGCGACTGAAGACGACGAAGACGAGCAGCAGATAGGCCGACCAACTGAGTATGATCCAGCCTTTGTTGGACAGGTGCAAAAGCTGTGTCTTCTCGGGGCTACAGATGCCGACATCGCTGATTTCTTTGGCGTTACTGACAGAACTATCTATCGTTGGAAGGCAAAATATGAAGATTTTTGTCAGGCCATAAAGACCGGGAAGGCTGAATGCGACGAACGCGTCGAGCGCAGCCTCTATCATCGGTCGGTCGGCTATACCTTTGATGCTGAAAAGGTCTTTGCCAATGGCAGGCGCATGGCTGTCAAAGAGCATGTGCCGCCCGATACGACGGCGATGATCTTTTGGCTCAAGAACCGCAGGCCAGATCTGTGGCGCGATGTGCGCAAGGTGGAGGCTGGCAAGCCCGGAGACTTCGACGCCCTGAATGACCTTAGCGATAGAGAACTCGCAGTCATCGCGAGAGGCGGCAGCGGCGATGGAGTTGCTGCGCCGAAGAATGGCCCGCGGAAGCCTGATCGGGTTCACTAGGTACACGTTCCCGAAGTATCGGCCGGCGCCGCACCACGAGTTGATTGCCAAGGCGTTGGAGGCAATCGAGCGCGGTGAAAAAAAGCGGCTGATGATCTTCATGCCGCCGCGGCACGGCAAGTCGGAGCTGGCGTCACGCAGGTTCCCGGCCTACTTCGTGGGGCGCAATCCAGAGCGCAACATTATTGCGGCCAGCTACAACGCCGATCTGGCCGGTGACTTCGGCCGCGGCGTTCGCAATATCGTCGCCTCGCCAGCCTATAGTTCGTTGTTCGATGTGAGGTTGGCCGAGGATTCGAGCGCAGCCAACCGGTGGCACACACAGAAAGGCGGCATGTATGTCGCGGCCGGCGTCGGCACCGGCACAACGGGGCGCGGCGCCCACGTCTTCCTGATCGACGATCCATTCAAGGACCGCCAGGAAGCCGACAGCGAGATCATTCGCGAGCGCGTGTGGCGATGGTACACGTCGACTGCCTACACGCGGCTCGAAAGCGACATAGACAGCAGCGAAGTGCTCGACGACGATTGGCTGTGGCACGGATTGCTCGACGACATCGAGGCCGGTGAGGCCAAGAAGTTCGAGGGCGCCATAGTTCTGATCCAGACTCGCTGGCATGAAGACGATCTCGCTGGCCGGCTACTGTTGGAACAGCAGCGCGGCGGCGATCAATGGGAGGTGTTGGAGCTTCCCGCCATCACCACCAAGGCCGGTGAACGCGTTGCGCTGTGGCCCGGCAAGTATCCCGTCAAGCGTCTCGATGAGATCAAGCGCGCGATCGGCGATCGCGACTGGTCGGCGTTGTACCAGCAAACACCGACGCCGGCCGAAGGCGACTACTACAAGCGCGAATGGTGGCGCTGGTACGACGACCTGCCCAAGCATCTGCGCTTCTATGGTGCCTCCGACTACGCCGTGACTGCCAAGGGCGGCGACTTCACCGTGCACGGCGTGGTCGGCGTCGATCCCGACGACAACATCTATGTCGCCGACATCTGGCGCGGACAGACGGCATCCAACATCTGGGTCGAGGTGCTGCTCGATCTCGCCAACAAGTACAAGCCCATGTGCTGGGCCGAAGAGGACGGCCAGATCATCAAGAGCGTCGGCCCGTTCATCTCCCAGCGCATGCGCGAGCGCAAAGTCTACTTCCGGCGCGAGCAGTTCGTCTCCGTGTCCGACAAGCCGACGCGCTCTCGTTCGTTCCAGGCCCGCGCCGCCATGGGCAAAGTGTACTGGCCGCGCAATGCGCCGTGGCTGGCCGAAGTGCTCAACGTGCTGCACACCTTCCCGGCCGGCCGAACGGATGACGACGTGGACATGCTCGGATTGATCGGCCGCATGCTCGACGAAATGATCGGCGGCACCATCCCGCCCGTCGTCGAGCCCAACAACCGATCCGACTACACATCGGCGAGCCGTGACGAAGTCGACGCCGACAACGATTGGAAGACGGTCTAAGACATGGCCGATTACGATCGCAACGCGCTCGCTGGTGATCTTTACGGCCTGGATTATGCAGACCCGCGTTTCGGAATGGACGCGGCCGACGCGGACACGCGCGATGTGACGCAGTTAATGACAGCGAGACAGGCCGAGAAAGATCGCGAACCATACGAAGCGCTGACGCGGTTGCTCACTTCGGCCATCCCGCTCGGCAGCTACGCCAACAGGCTCGCCTTAGGGCAGCGACATCTGGGTGAGGCCATCAACAAGCATGTTGACATCGAGACGAGGCGAAACGCCAGCATCACCGGCATCAGGCCGTGGAATGAGCCTTTTGTGCGGGCCTATCTTGCGGGCGCCACGCCGCCCATTGTAGCTGCGGCGCGGCGTTTTGAGGCAGCAGAGAAGCCAATGTTCCCAGGGGACGCGAGGACTCTTGGGAAGGCCGATAGTAGCAATATGATGAAGGGCCACGCTCGTGATACGGCTGAGATCATGAGCTATTTGGACAATATGCATCCTCTGAAGCAGACACTCTACTGATGGCCCTCACCGATTACATCTCCTACCAGCAGGCGGCTCAGCCGCTCGGCATGCCGCCGATGGGCATGGGGCCGGAGCCGATGCTGTCCCAAATGCCCACGCAGGCGGCCCCAGAGCCGCAGCCCGTGGCGCCGCGGATGCCGGCCAATCGACTGCTCGAAATGTACCGCGCCTGGGAGCAGGCCAAGGAGAGCGAGAACCAGGAAGCCTACAAAGCCTCGCGCTACTACCACGGCAAGCAGTTCACCGACACTGAGCTGAAGGCGTTGCGTCGCCGCCGGCAGCCGGCCACGCCCAAGAACCGCATCAAGCGCAAGGTCGACTTCCTGGTCGGCGTCGAGCAATCGCAGCGCCGTGATCCCAAGGGCATCCCGCGCAATCCGCAGGGTGAGAGGGCAGCCTATATCGGCACCTCGACCTTGCGCTACGTCGCCGACGTCAACAAGGCGCAGGCGATATTCTCTGATGGCGCCTCCGATGGCTTGATCCGCGGCGTCGGCGTGCAGTGGGCCGGCGTCGTGCAGAAAAAGGGCCGCCTGGAGATCAAGAAGCATCAGGTGCAGTCGGATCGCTGGTTCTACGATCCGCGCTCCGAGCGTTGGGACTTCTCCGACTCGCTCTACTGCGGCGAGGCGCAGTGGATGGAGATGGACCAGGCCAAAGAGATGCTGCCCTTTGCCGCCGAGCAGATCGACCAGTTGGCAACGCACGCCATGTCGGGCTCGAGCCATGGCCCGCTGCCGCAGTTCTTCGACAAGGAGCGCAATTGGGTCGACCCCAACACGCGCCGCATCTTCGTCATTCAGATCTGGTACAAGTATCAGGGTAACTGGCTGTTCGACTTCCTGGTGGGGGCCGTCTCGCTGTGCCCGTCCGAGCCGTCGCAGAAGATGGACGACGCGACCGGCGAGATGGTGACGACGCCGCCCATGAATTGCCTCTCGCCCTATGTCGACGAGGACGGCGAGACGGTGCACCCGTACGATCCGTGGAGCCCCTACGTCGACGAACGCGGCGATCGCTACGGCGTCGTGCGCGACATGATCCCGATCCAAGACGAGATCAACAAGCGCTCGTCCAAGGCGCTGCATCTGCTGACGATGCGTCAGACCAAGGCCGAGAAGGGCGCCGTCGACGACGTCGACAAAATGAAATCCGAGATGGCCAAGCCCGACGGCCACGTCGACTACAACAAGGGTTTCGAGTTCGACGTCATCGATCACACGGCCGAGACGCAAGGCAACCTCGAGCTGCTGCAGGAGGCCAAGGCCGAGATCGAGAACCTCGGACCCAACCCCGGCCTGATCGGCCGCGGCGTCGAGAAGCAGTCCGGTCGCGCCATCCTCGCCCAGCAGAACTCGGGCATGACGGAATTGTCGCCTGTGTTCGAGCGCATCAGGGAATGGAAGTTGAGGTGCTATCGCCGTGATTGGAACCTCGTGCGCCAGTTCTGGACCGACGAGCGGGTGATCCGCGTGTCGGGCGATCCCGAAGCGATCCAGCACCTCACCCTCAACCGTCCCGTCGTCGACCCCAACACGGGGCAGGTCGTCGGCATGGAGAACGCGGTCGCCGAGATCGACATCGATGTGATCCTCGACGAAGGCCCCGATACGGTGACGATGCGCGAGGAGCTGATGGAGCAGCTTTCGCAATTGGGGCCGGGCGTGGTGCCGCCGGAATTGCTGATCGAGCTGTCCAACATCGGCGAGAAAGAGCAGATCCTCAGGAAGATGGCGGAGTTCAAAGCGCCGCCGCCGGAGTTGGCCGCGCTGCAGAAGCGCATGGCCGAACTCGAGGAGTTGCTGGCGGCCGTCAAGGTCGACCAGGCGCAAGCCGACGTCGAGGCCAAGCGCGCTGGTACCGCCAAGACCTTGGCCGAGATCGGCCTGCCGCCCGAAGCGATGGGCCAAGCCTTCCCGTTCTATTATCGCGAGCCGACCACTTTGGACGCGGCGCGCGGCATGATGAGCGGCGTCGGCGGGCCGCAAGGCTCTGGAATGCCCCCCAACGCCCTTGCGGGGCCTGCTGGTAAGCAAATGGGGCCGCCGGGCATGGATGGCGCTCCGCCACCGAACGGGCTTGCTGGGCCTTCTGGCGAAGTCGGCGCCCCTGTTCCCGATGGGTTGCAAGGGCTGCCTATTCCGCCCGAGGGCTCCGACTTCCTGGAGCAGTCGTCGACGCCTTGGATGCAGTGAGCATCGCCGCGGGCCGACGCCAGAATGACAGCATCGAAGTCGAGGCTGGCCTCGTAGTCCACGGTGTCGCCGCCGATGTAAGACCAGCCCTTGCCCCAACCGGGGGCCTGAGGCGAACGCTTACGCGACTGCATGGGGCTACTCCTTGCGCGTGGGATGATCGAGCGTCACGAGGCGGCCGTCTGCGGTGATCGCCTTGGTCGGCTCCGATGGGTGCACGACGATCCAGCGTGCCCACGCCGGCAATTCCAAGATGGTCGAGCCATCAGGCAGGGTGCCGATGGTTTTCTCTTGTGCGCGGAACTCGCTCTCGACGGTTTCGCCGAGAATGCTCGGTGTGATGTCTGTCATCTGAGTTGTTCCCCTTCAGCCAAGTGAAAATCTACCGCGCGCTCGCGGCGGATTGATGGCGGTTTGCGTCAGAGCGGTTCGTCGCGCCCGACGTTACAGGGCGGCTCGTGGTTCCCCAACGACACTGGAGAAAATAACAGTGGATCAACAGGTCGCGCAACAGCCCGTTTCCATACCCGTACAGACGCCCATGACGGCAGAGCCGGACATCGCGTCCATTCTGACGCCGCAGGCGCCTGATCACACCCAAGTTCCCGCTGTTGCTCCGGTTGCGGCACCCGTTCCGGCTCCCGAGCCGGCGCCGACGCCGCAGCCGACGCCTACCGTTCCGCTGCCGGAGCTGCTGGAGCAGCGGCATGCACGCCAGATGGCCGAGTACAAAGCGCAACAGGCCGAGGCGCGTCTTGCCGAGTACCAGCGAGCAATGGAGGCGCAGTTCCGTGCATCGCAGCCCCAGCCCCAGCCGATCGATCCGGTCGCCGAGCCCGAGCGGGCGTTCGCCGCTCTCGCCCAGCGCCAAGACGCCATCATCCAGTCTCAGCAGGAGATGGCTATCCATCAGCGGGCCAATACCTCGGAGATGTTGGCGCGAGGCAAGCATGGCGACGCCGTTGTCGACGCCGCCGTGCAGGCAGCCATCGAGGCGGGGGTCAACCGCAACTTCATGGCCAAGCCCGATCCCTACAAAGCATTGATGGACTGGCACAACACCCAGACCATCGCGCAGCAAGTGGGGCCTGATCTCAAGAGTTGGGAGGCCCGCAAAGAGGCCGAGATCAGAGCCAAGGTCATGGCGGAGATGGGCATCAAGCCTGCTGCCGTGAACGGAGTTGTTCCACAAACCACCACGCTGCCGCCGTCGTTGTCGACGGCCACGCGCGCCAACAATGCGGTGCCCGTGGTCGAGGACGCCAACGACTTCTTCAAGGGCATGTTCGGCCCCAAACGCAAAGGCTAGACGACCATGGCGACCACCAGCACTCCCTCTGACCTCCAAGAGATCAGATACCGCCGCGAATACTGGCGCGAGTACGTGCGCGACACCGGATTTGCGCCCTACATGGGCAACAATCCCATGGTGCCGATCCATACCTGCTACGAGATGACGACCGGCGGCAAGTCGCTGACCATCCCGCTCGTGGGTCGCCTCGCCTCGTCCGGCGTCGAGGGCAACACCCGCCTGTCCGGCTCGGAGGAGAGCCTGGGCAAGCACACCCACTCCATCACCGTGCAGTTCTCCAGGCACGCGGTGGAGCTCTCCAAGCAGGACGAGCACTATGACGCGAGCAATGCGCGCGAAGCGGTGCGTCCGCTGCTCAAGGAGTGGTCGACCAACCGGCTGCGCGATCGCATCATCGATGCCATGGGCTCGGTCGCCTTCTCCGGCGTGGCAAACTCCACGTTTTGGACGCCGCTCGACAGCGGCCGCAACGCGGTGGCCGGCTCGACCGCGCTCAACACCTGGCGGGCGGCCAATACCGACCGCACGCTGTTCGGTGCGCTCGTCGCCAACAACGCAACCGATTTCGCCACGTCGATCGCCACCATCGACAACACGGCCGACAAGCTGTCGTCCAGCATGATCGGCGTGGCCAAGCGTCTCGCCAAGACGTGCGACCCGCACATCCGTCCGATCCGGTCCAGCGCCGAGGACGGCCGCGAGTACTACGTGATGTTCTGCAATCCCACGTGCTTCCGCGACCTCAAGGCCGACTCCACCATCATCGCCAACAACCGCGATGCCCGGTCCCGCGAAGGCAACGGCATGGACAAGAACCCGCTGTTCCAGGACGGCGATCTGATCCATGACGGCGTGATCTGCAGGGAGATCCCGGAAATCCCGTCGTTCACCAACGGCACCATCCTCATCGGCGCAAACTTCCTGTGTGGTGCGCAGTCGACGGCGATTGCTTGGGGCCAGGAGCCTCGCTTCACCGCCAAGAAGGAAGACGACTACGACTTCTTCTCGGGCATCGGCATCGAGGAGCTGATCGGCGCCAACAAGGTCATGCGCAAGCACGGCACCCTTGGGACGTACAAAGACCATGGCATGGTCACTGTCTTCGCCGCGGCCGTAGGCGATGCGTGATCTGACGTGATCTGAGCGAGCGCCGTCAACCGAGCGGCGCTCGCCTCCCTTATCTTCTTTCCGAAAGGCTCCTCCCATGGCTACCTACGAAACCTCCCTCTCCAACACCAGCTCCGGCAAGGTCGTCGGGCCGGGATGGCATCGCCAGCCTCTCAAGCTCACGGCAATCGTGGCGCTGGCGACGACCATGATCGACAACGCCAACGACGATGTCGGGCTGTTCAACGTGCCGGCCGGCTTTGTCGTCACCGGCATCGGCGTCGATGTCACCGACATGGACTCGGGCTCTGCCGGTCTGATCGATATCGGCGACGTCGACGACGAGGATCGCCTGATTGCCGCACTCAGCATTCAGGCGGCCGGGTACACGACTGCGCTGGCGCGCGCCGGCTTCCTCTACAAGTACGCCGCCAAGACGCAAATCCGCGTGTACTGCAACACGGCGGCCAACACAGCCGTTGCCGGCACGCTCAAGATATGCCTCGAAGGCTTCGTGGACGAGAGCTTCTCGACCACAGCGCTGACGCCGGCTTGATGCAGGTTCTAGGGGTCAGGGACTAGGTTCTGGTTTCCCTGACCCCTGACCCCCCAACACCTGGAACCTGACCAATGACCGCGCTACCGCTGCGCCACGACATTCTCGAGGGCGCCTTCGAGACGGGCGATATCTATCGCTGGATGGTCAACGCCACGGCCGTCATCAATGAGCTGCAGGCCTCTCTGGCGGCAACGCAAACGGCGATCGCCAATGGTCTTCTATCGCACGGCACGCTGGCCATCAGCGCCACGGCTGAGAAGTTCAAGACCACCACGGCGTCGGCGGTGCGCATCGGCGGCGTGCCCTACGTCAAGGCGGCAACCGACCTGCTGACGTTCACCGCGGCGCACGTGATCAGCGCCACCAAGTTCGGCGTGATCCTGATCCAACAGAATGCCGCAGGCACCATCGGCACCAAAGTGCCGTCCGCCACGCAGGCATACGCGACGGCGCCGCTGGCGCTCGCTGCGCTACCGTCCGCCGACACGGGCTACGTCGCCCTAGGCTACATCGCCATCGAAGCCGGCGTGGCCGCGTGGACGGCCAACACCGACGACATGACCAATGCGTCGGACCTGACGACGGCAGCCTTCACCGATGCGACGCCGTTGGCCGCATCGGTCATGGGCAACGCCCTGCTCGTCAACGGCAAGCTCGCGATCGACGCGACGGCCGAGAAGTTCAAGACGGCGGTTCCCTCCGTCGTGCGCATCAACGACGTGGTCTACACCAAGGCTGCCACCACGGCGCTGGTGTTCACGGCCAACCACGTCGTCAACGCCAGCAAGTTCGGCATCATTCTGGTGCAGCAGAACGCGGCGGGGACGATCAGCACGAAGGTGCCGCTGACGCCACAATTGTACAATACGGCGCCGCTCGCGCTGGCGGCATTGCCGTCGGCTGACACGGGCAATGTGGCCATTGGCTATATCGCCATTGCCAACAATACCGGCGACTGGACGGCGAATACCGATGATCTGACGGACGGATCGGATTTGACCACGGCAACGTTCGTCGACGGCACGCCGGTCTCGCCGTTGTTCGTGGCGGCGTCCACGCCCGCCGAGACGACGCCCTTGACCCTCGTGAAAGGCTGACGCCGATGGCCAAGAACAACAGCCTGACCACGGGGCAGAACGCGCTGTCGACGGCAGCCGAAGTCGTGATCGCGGAGAACCCCAATCGGTCGTTTGCCGAGGTGACCAACGACGACGCCGCCATCAAGGTCTATCTCGGCAAGGACAGCTCCGTGTCGACCACCACGGGGCACGTGCTGAAGCCTGGCGTGTCGTTCGGCTTCGAGGGCTATACGGGGGCGATTTGGGCTATCGCCGCCTCCGGTACGCCAACGGTCACGTTTGTGGAGTGGTGAGATGATCGGCTCGCGCTTCTCATCCGGTATGCGCAGCGACCCGCCGTCCGGCTTCTCTGCGGTCAGTAATGTTTTCTACAAGGACTTCACGGCTGATCTGGGCATCGTCATCACGCTCGACGGCCTTACGGCAACGCAAGCTGTGACAGGCTTGCTCACCACGGATCAGTGCTTGGTGCAATGCTTGGGCGCACTGCCGACCGGCATTGCTGTTGGCGGCGCGCGTTGCTCGGTCAACGGCACGTTGGCAATTCGCTTCGTCACATCCGTGATCGGCAACGTGGCCTTGGGCTCTCTCGCTTACCGCCTCACCGTTTTCCGCTAAAAATCAAAGGAGCTGGCCAACCATGGCAGAAACCAAGGCTTTGGACTTGACTGAGAAATTACACGCGACGCAGGTTGCTTGCTGCGATGCGGGCGTGCGCAGTATTGCCGCCCAACTCGGGCAAGCCGGACTGAGCGGACTGGCTTCCGGCATTGAGCAGTTGTTACGCATACACGAACTCGTCCAAGAGGTTGAGGGCGCGCCTTTCGCCCCGGCCGAGAAGCCCAATCTCCGTGCAGTGGAGTGACGAGCTGTGACCCTGCAATACTCCACGACTGTCCGCAATGCCAAGCTCGACGCGGTCGAGACCGCAATTGGCGCGACCGCAATCCTGAAGGTGCGCACCGGATCCCCGCCGGCCAACTGCGCGGCTGCGGACAGTGGGACAGTTCTGGCGACCTTGACGCTTCCCTCCGATTGGATGGCGGCAGCATCCTCGGGAGCCAAGGCGAAGACTGGGACATGGGAGGATGCATCGGCCGATGCATCGGGGACGGCTGGGCATTTCCGCGTCTACGAATCGACAGGCGTCACCTGCCACATCCAGGGCACTATCACGGCGAGTGGCGGCGGCGGCGATATGACGGTCGGCACTCTCGCGGTCACGTCAGGCCAGACCATCCAGATCACGTCTTTCACACTGACGGCGGGGAATAGCTGACGCCATGGCCATCTACAAGCAATTCAATCGAGCGCGGATGACGACCGCGACTGCGGGCACCGGCACCATTACGCTGGGTTCAGCCGTGGCGCGCTATGCGACGTTTGCGGAGGCTGGCATTGGTGACGGCGATTTAGTTACGTACACGATTGAGGACGGGAACGATTTCGAGATTGGGCGGGGCACTTATACGGCGTCCGGCACAACGCTTTCGCGTGACACGGTGCTGCTGTCCAAGATCGGCGGTACGTCTGGCACGACCAAGATAACCTTGTCTGGGGTAGCCAGCGTATTTCTGACGGCCGCCAAGGAAGACATCGAGCAGCTGTCGCTCACCAATACGGGGCTACGCGTCAGGGACACCAACGCTAGCCATCTGCTGACGATCGCGCCCGGTTCCGATTTGTCGGCGGATCGGACCTTTACGCTGACGACTGGCGATGGCGCCCGGACGCTCTCTGTGTTGGCGGATGTCACGTTCAACGTGGGCTTCACCGTCAGCACGAACGCTGGAACGCTGGTGTTCGGCGCCGCCAGCAAGACGCTGACCGTAAACAACTCGGGCACCTTTGCGGGTGGCGATGCCTTTGTTTTAGCAATTGCCGCAGGCAAGACACTTACCGCCAGCCACAGTCTGACGCTGGCCGGCACCGATTCCACCACCATGACGTTCCCGTCAACGTCGCAGTCCATTCCAGGTCTGGCGCTCAATAACACCTGGACGCGTGGCCAGACCATCACTGAAGGAACCGCCAACGAGAGTATTATTAGCTCGACCGGGTACTCGCTGACGGGCTCCAGCGCCCAATCCGTTGTCGACTGCGCTGGCACCTGGAATACATCCGGCACACCCTCAGGCATCAAGCTCAATCTGACGGCAACGGCACACGATGCGGCCTCGCAGCTGATCAATCTGCTTACCGGCGGCACCCAGCGGCTCGGCGTGCGCGCTCCCCACATCGCGCTCGGCGCCGATACCACCCCGTTCCTCAACCTCGTGGACGTGTGGAACACGTCCGGCGCCGCGGTCGGCATCAAATACAACGTCACCGCTACAGCCTCTGCCGCTGCCTCCCTGCTTGTGGATCTGCAGCTTGGCGGCAGTAGTGTTTTCAAGGTGTCAAAGCTCGGCGTGACAACCATGAATGTTGGCGCCAATGATGCCTTTCTATTGAATTCCACGGGCGCATTCAATCCAACTGTCACCGTATCTCTGACCAACGCACCTAAACTCATATTTGGCGTGGCGCAGGCCGGCAATGAAGTTATAACTGGCTCTTCTGCGGGCGATAGTTGTTTTCGTGGCGTTACGCAAGCGCTGTTGTTTTCTGGAGATAACGGATCTTCTGTAAGTCTAAAAATAAGCTCAGACGCGTCGATCACGGTTCGCCCGGCCGTTGCGACCCCGGCGTCTGGCTCCACATCCGCAAGATTGCTGTTTGGAACGACTGCCGGGTTCGGCATTTATTACGGCTCGGGTGCCCCCACGGTATCGGCAGCAAAGGGGTCTTGGTTCATGCGCAGCGACGGGACAGGCGTTGCGGACCGTGCGTATATCAATACGGATGGCGGCACAACGTGGACTGCCGTGTCGACGGTGGGTTGACTGGCAATCGAAAACCTCTCATCCGCGCAGGCGCTTTGGACCGATGGCTAGTTCCTATCATATTCCAGCACTGGCGACGGATGGCGCCAATGTGATAGCGCTGTGTGAGCGTGACCATGACCCTGCGACAGACGGCGGCCACATAGACATTGAAGCGCGGGTGTCTGACGACAACGGGGCGACGTGGGGTGCCGCGCAGGTGGTCGCCAGCGATGGCGTTAACTGCTTTCGTAATCCATGCGTCATTGGTGACGCGGCCGCTAGTAAGTTTCATCTGCTTTACTGCTCGCAGATAGCGGCAGCGAATGAGGGCGCTATCAGGGCGGGCACGCATACAGTGTCGGTATGGTACACCTTTTCGGACGACGGCGGGGCGACGTGGGAGACGCCCACAGATATAACCAGCGCCGTCCGGCACGCCGACTGGCGCTGGTACGCGACAGGGCCGGGCGCGGGGATTGTTCTGGCGAGCGGCCGGTTGCTCTGCGGGGGCAATCATTCAGATCCGGCCTATGGCGGGGGCTCCTACCCGGACAAGGCACACGCCATTTTCTCGGACGACGGAGGAGCGACGTGGGATCGATCATCACCATTCGGTCCGGTAGGCGCCAATGAGACGACGGTGGCGCAACTGGACGATGATAGGCTGATTGCATCAAGCCGCAATCAAGTTGCCGCCTTCAGGATCATCACCTATTCATCGGACGAAGGTGATACCTGGGGCACGTCGACAGTTCGTGGCGACATGCCGGGCGTCGCCACAGAGGGGGCGATGTTGAGCGTAGGAAGCGATCTGCTCCACAGTGGAATATTCCAGTCGAACAGGCAAAATGTGAGTGTATGGCGCTCCTTGGATGGAGGCGCGACTTGGGCCGGAAGGGGCACGGTATACTCAGCGGGCTCCAGTTATTCGAGCATGTGTCTGTTGCCGAACGGGAAAGTGGGTGTTTTTTATGCACAAGATCAAGACACGACTATGCGGTTCGTAGACTTTGATTTAGCGCCGCCTCCGTGAAGTGGCTCAGTGTCGCCGCTCCGAGCGACGCCTCGATGTTAATGTGGTGCGCCAGCCGACCAGAGCCCAGATCGCGCCAAGACCTGCGGCAACGCTTGCCCAAACCGCGATGACTGTCAGCGCTGTTGTCATCCACGCAATATTCCTCGTCCAACCCCAATCAGTCAAGCCCCTAGCCGCAGCGAGCCGGTCTGAACGATGCTAGGTTTCGATGCCCTTGCAGTCCTGGCGCTGGCGGAAGCCGACAGCGGCGGGATCTTCGTCTTAAGCGTCACCGAGGCGAACGATACCCTCGAAGGGATCATAGTCAGCCCATTCGAGCTGAGTGCCACCGAAGCTGGCGACACCGTCGTCTCGGTTCTGAGCCAGAGGGGCCGGCTAGACCAAGTTCGGTTGATGGTGCGTCCGGGACGCCAGGCCATAGCCAACCCGGTGCGCATCAAGATTACGTTCAAGGATGAGACCGGCCTTTATATCGACCCTGGCGCCGTGACGTTGCGGGTGTTTTCACCGAGTGCTGTCCAGACGACCTACACCTTTGGCGAGGACGATGAGATCGAGCAAGAGGACATCGGCATCTATGTCGGCATCATCACCACAGATGAGGCTGGGCGCTGGCGCTACAGATGGGAGACGACCGGAACGAATTCCATCAGCGCGACAGATGGCGACATTCTGGCAGACGCCTCTCCGTTCTTCGACACCGTTCCGTTCCCTGATTACGTGAACTGACCATGGCCCGCACCCGCCAGGAACTCGCCGTCGCCGTCATGCGCCAAGGCGGCTGGCTCGATGCCACGCAGCAGCCCTCGGCCGAGGACGCCGCCTTCATCAAGGCGGCCTACGCCGACAAGTTCGACTATCTCGTCAGTGAAGACCTCTGCTACTGGAACCTCGACGAGATCCCAACGGCGATCTTCACCATCATTCGCGACCTGATGATCAACGAAGTCTCCGGCGCCTTCGGCGAAGCCTCCTCCCCAGAAGACAAGCAGGCGCGCGAGGACTTCATCTTGAAGCGGCTGCGCCGGCACATGGCGCGCAATCCGTCCGGCCAGCGCACGCAGGCGGAATACTTCTGAGAGAGGAATGGATTATGGACATCACCAGAAACAAGTTGGCGGGCTTCCCCGAGGAGATGGTCGGCGCCGAGCCTACGGGCGGGTACGCGCGGGGTCGCATGTATCACGATTACGCGGATGCCGGGTTGTCTGGCGCCAGCAGCGTCGGGGCTGGCGCGCTGAGCGCAATCATGGCGAATGATCCGAGCCTGCTCTGGCGCTATCTCGGGTCACCCGCGATGGGTCTGTTTGCGCTGGGCTCCGGCCTCGAGGCGCTGAAGTACAAGTCATCGGGCGATGCGTATCGGCGTTACGCCAAAGATCAGCCGGATTAGTCGCCCGTGGCCCTGCAGCCCGTCTCGCTCGGTGTTCGCTCCAATCCCGGCCGGCACGGCCAGGACAGCGCCGCGCGTCTGGTGAACTGTTACGCCGAAGAGTTGGGCGAGGAGGGCAAGATACGCTTTCCGCTCTACGCCAGCGACGGGTTCACGACCTTTGCATCCCCTGGCGTCGCGGCCGGCGTCCGCGCCATGCTGGCGCTCGACGCGTCCGACATGTACGCCGTGATCGGCTCCGTGGCCGTGCATGTGACGAGCGCCGCCGTGGTGTCGGCCTTGGGCGGCATTGCCACCACTGGCCCGGTGTACATGGCCCGCAACCGGGCTGACCCGGCGCAGATCGGCATCGTGTCGGATGGGCTGTTTTTCACCATCGAGAGCAACGTCCTCACGCAGATCAGCGACGCCGACCTGCCGGCGCCCAACTCGATCACCTCGATCGACGGCTATTTCGTGCTTACCATCGAGGACGGGCGGTTTTTCATCACGGCCATCGACGACATCACCGTCGACGCGCTCGACTTTTCCTCCGCGCTGGCCAATCCCGACGGGCTGATGATCGGGGCGACGCGCGGACGTGAGTTGGCGCTGTTCGGGCCACGGTCGATCGAGTTCTGGGTCAACACGGGGGCGGCGGACTTCCCGTTCGAGCGGGCGCAGGCGACCAACATCGGCTGCTACTCGGCGGGCAGCGTGCGCGAGGTCACGGTTCTGGCCGGCGGCTCGACCACGGACAGCATCGCCTTTGCCGCCACCGATGCGCAGGGCGCCTATGCTGGGGTGATGATCCTCAACGGCTACTCCGGCACCAAGATATCGACGCACGCCGTCGATCGCGCCATCGAGGGTGAGGCCGACCCGGCCGATCTGCGATCGGGCACGTGGAGCAAGGGCGGCCATACCTTCTACGCCATCATCGGCACGGCGTTCACGTGGGTCTATGATTTTGTGACGGGGCAGTGGCACGAGCGCGAGAGCTATGGGCTTTCCCGCTGGCGCATCAGCCAGATCACCACCTTCGGCACCAAGATCATTCTCGGCGACTACGCCGCCGGCACGCTCTACGAGATGGATCGGGATACGTATACGGAGGCCGGCGAGCCGCTGATCATGACGATCCAGCCGCCGGCCATTCACGCCTGGCCGAACCCCATGAAGTTCAACGCCATCCATATCGACGTGGTGCCGGGCGTCGGCATCAATTCGACCAACACGGCCAACTCCGATCCGCAGATCATGGTGTCGCACTCCGACGACAACGGCAAGACGTGGGCGGCGGAGCGCACGGCTTCGATGGGCGCCATCGGCGCGTTTCGCACCAAGGTCAAGATGTTCCGCTTCGGCATGAGCGACGAGGACGGCAAGGTGTTCCGCTTCTCGTGCTCGGCGGCGGTGGCCAAATGCGTGACGGGGTTTGCCGTCGATGCTGTGGCCGTGAAGGGCTGACCAATGGATAGGAACGCGCTCGATCCTTATGGCGAAGACGCCGCAAGCTATGGTGTATCCGATCAGTCGCCGCAGCCGTTGTGGGATCTGTGGGCGTCGCAAAAGCCGCTACTGAAGGACTTTCTGCAGAAGGCGCTTACCTATGGGCCGATGGCGCTTCGCGCGGGCAGCGCCAATGCCTTGATGGCGGATAGCGTGATGGCCGCAAGGCTTGCCCGCCAGTATCCACGAGAGCCGGCCGATTTCGGCAAGATGGCCCCTCCCCCAGAGGCGCTTGGGGTTGAAGCCATGGCCGATAAATTCGATCCCATATTCCAAGGGGCCGTTAGTGGCAATCTGTATCGCCGGCCAAGCCGGTTCGCCAATGACGACCTGCCTGGCTACGGCTCGCTGACAGCGGCGCTCCAAGGACCCGAGAGGGAAGCCATCCTTGCTCGTCTGCGACAGGCGGCAGCTGAAAAAAGGCGCGGCGCACTGGATGTGATCCCTGGCGGCAAGAAGGACTGATGGTCACCTTCCCGATCCCGCATTCGAGCGAGCCACTATACGGCACGGGCGGCGTCACGCGCGCGTGGTTCAATTTCTGGAAGCAGCTGCGCAGCAGCGACCAAACCGCGACGCAGATTGCGGCGGCGATCGCTGCGCACGGCGGTGTTGCCAAGGCGTGGGTACGGTTCAACGGTACCGGCGTGGTCGCCATCGACGACAGCTACAATGTCGCGTCAATCACGGACAACGGCGTTGGCGATTATACGGTGAACTTCACGACGCCGTTTGCCAGCGCCAACTACTGCGCTGTGGTCAACGCGTTTCTGTCGGGCTCGACGCTGATCGCATCGTTCGGGGCGACGCCGACCGCATCGGCGTTTCGCTTCACGACAGTAAACAGATCAGCCGGCACGGCGACCGACGCCTCGATCGTCATGGTTAGCTTCTTTGGAGATCAGTGAGCCATGGCATCGGGCATCGGCGACTTTCTGGGCTCATTCTTCGGCACGACGCAGAGGCGCGACATCGCACAAGGTCGCGACGCGGCACTGGCCGCGAGTGCGTCGGCGCGCGGCGCCACGACGGCCGGCCGCGACGCGGCGATCGGCGCCTACACCAGTGCCGGCGACGAAGCGCGGACCGCTGTCTCGCCCTACGCCAAACCGCAGGCCTACAAAGCCTGGTCGGATGTGATGGGGCTCAACGGGGCGCCGGCCGCAGAGACGGCGGGCAAGTCCTATTGGGACAACCCGAATTGGATGCGGGTGGCCGATGTCGCCCAACGCAGTGTGGCGCGGCGCAACAACGGCGCCAGCGGGCCGGGTGTTTACAGCGGCGCCGGTATCAAGGCGGCGTCCGACACGGCAACGCGCGGGTTCAACGAGAACTTCGTCAATCCGCTGTTTCAGCGCGGCCAGCAAGAGCAGCAAGGCGCAGGGACGATGGCCGACATCGCTCTGCGCACGGGCGGCAACATCGGTGGGGCCTACACGGCGGCGGCGGATCGGGAGGCCAGTTCGTATGGCGCCGACGCCAGCACCAACTTCAACGCCGCGCAGGCAACGGCGGCCGCCCGCAATACCGGATGGCAGAACATCCTCGGTCTCGGCAGCGCAGCCATCTCCGGCTTCACGCCGGGACGGACTGGGGAGACGGCCTTTGGCAACATGGGTCGGGCGGCATCTACCGGCTACAACAACCTCTTTGGGCGAGCTTGATCGATGGCCTCTCCTTATGCACTCGACTTCTCGCCGGTCACCAACGCCCTTGCGGGCTATCGCAGAGGCGTGGACGAAGCCTACGAGGGCGAGACAGGTCGGCTGATCGGCGCCGAGCTGGCGCGCAACAACCTCGAAGGGGCGCGCGCGATTGCGGCGGCTCGCGGCAACGTCGAAGGCAATTTGGCGCTAGCCAAGTTCGGACGCGAGCAAGAGCTATTCCCACTGCAGAAACGCCAACTGACCTCGCAGACGGAGACCAGCGAAGAAGCACTGCGGCAGGCCCGCGAGATCCACCCCTACCAGGTGCGCACGGCCAAGACGACGGCGGAGACGGGCGAGGAAACGCTCGGGGCCACGCGGGCTCTGCGCAGCGACCTCGGTACGGCTGCGGCAACGCCGAGCGCGGCCAGAACGCCGGGCATGAGTGCCCCGACGCAGCAACCGGCGGCGCCGGTCGTCACGCCAGAGCGGCGCGCGCAAGCCGCCAAGCGGTTTGCCGATGCCGTGCAAACGCACGTGCTCGATCAGTCCGATCCCGTTACGGCTCAGCGCAATGCGGAGGCGCTCGCGGCGCATCCGGAGCTCGGGGCGCACTTCAGGGCGGGCGGCTACGATTTTGCTGGCGATTGGCGCGGGGCCGCGCAGCGCTTCGTGCAGGACATGCGGCAACAGGCGGGGCCGGCTGTGCCGACCGCAGCCGATGTGGCGGCGCTGGCGCCGCGCGTTGCCAGCGTCGCGCAGACGGCGGAGGGGCCGGTCGCGGGCGACGCTAACCAGCAGCCGCTGTTCAACCTCGCCCGCGAGTACCAGATCGCCAAGCGCATGGTGGCCTCCGGCGTGCCGGCGTTCGTGACGGCCGGCGAGACGCACATGAAGCTGATCCAATCCATGATGGAGAAGGGGCAGCAGTTGACGGCCGGCGGCGCCGTGATGCCGATCACAGGGGCGGCCGAGACGCAGTCCCGCGCCGAGCAGCTCAAGCAGCAAGCGCAGAAGGTCGGCGAGGGCATTGGTACGGCCAAGGTCAATCTCCCCGTCGCCATCAACTCCGCCGAGGTGATGGTGCGCAACATCGACAATCTGCTCAAGTCCGACAATCTCGGGGACGTGACCGGCGTCACCATGGGGCACCCATGGACGCCGACCATTCGTCAAGGATCAGCCGACACCGAAGCCCTCATGAAGCAAGTGCAGGGCGGCGTGTTCATGCAGGCGTTCCAAACGCTCAAGGGCGCGGGCGCCATCTCCGACGTCGAGGGCGGCAAGGCGGCGCTGTCGATCGCCCGCCTCAATGAGACGCGGCAATCGGAGCCCGCTTACAGGGCGGCGCTGCAAGAGGCGCGGCAGGACGTGCTCGACCTGATCGATCTGGCCAAGGCCAAAGCGGAGGGCCGGTTGCCGCCGCCGCGTGCGCAAGCAGCTCCGACGCAACCCTTGACGACGGCGCCGTCACAAGCGCTGCCGCGCATCCAGGGTGATGCGGATTACAACGCGCTGCCGTCGGGTACGCGCTATATCGATCCGACCGGCGCTGTGCGGACCAAACGCTGATGGGCTGGCAAGACGATCCGATCACGGGCGGACCGACGCAGCCTGCATTTGCGCGCGCGGGCGCCGCGCCGCCGCTGATCGACATCGAATTCCCCGGCAGCCCCGGCGTGTTCCGTGATCCGGCGCGCAGTTGGGGCGCCGACCCGATCGAAAGCCCGGCCCCGCCGCTGGATGCCGGGTTGCAGAGCCTGCGTGACGCCGAGGCTGCGGCGCTCCAGGGCGTGAGCCCGCATGCCACATCTAAGCTGTTCGGCGGCGGGGTGTTCGCGACCCCGAAGGAAGTCCAAGCCAACAAGCCGGTTCGGTTGGGCGATCTCGACGAGGGCGCGGAATTCCCCGTCTACCGCACGCCGGCAGGGCAGGAGTTCCGCGTCAACCCCAAGACCGATTTCATGGCCCGCGACCCCGACACGGGGCGCATGGCCGTCTATGCCCGCAATGCCGAGGTCAACGAGGGTCCACTCACGTCGGCCTCACGGCTGATCGCGCCTTACATGACGGTGGGGCCGCTGCCGGGTGGCATGGGCTCGGCGCCGCCACGCGCCGTTGCCGCCGCCCCCGTTCGGCAGCCCGCAGCGCCGCAACTGCCGTTGAGCAGCGCCCAGCCGCCCGCATCCGTGCAATCGGCTTTGCGTCCGTCGGCGCCACCGGCTGTGGCCGACGTCAGCACTCAGATCGCGCGCCGTCGCGCCGACACCAGCGGCGCCGACGCCGCAGCCTTTGACCGCATGGGCGTGCGCAAGCCGCCGATCGCCTTCATGCAAGGGCCGATGGCCTCGGTTGGCAAGCAGATTGCCGACACGCCGTGGATCGGCGCCCCGATCAAGAACGGCCTCGATGCGTCGCTGCAAGGGCTGGCAACGGCGACCGAGAACCTGGCCAGCCGGTTCGGCTCGGCCTCGACGCCGGAGACAGCGGGCGCGGCGATCCGCGGGGGCATCGAGCGCTTCAAGGATGCGAGGCCGGCCGACGTGGTGGAGCGGGCGGCGCAAGGCTATACACCGGCCGAGCGCAGCGCCATCATCCGCGCCCCGGTTCGCGATACCTCGCTCAAGACCAAGCAGGCGGCGCTCTATGAGCGCGCTTGGGCGCATTTGCCGGCAGAGATGCAGCAGGGCCGAGCGGCGGAGGGATTGCCGCGGGTGCTGGGCGGTATGCCGGAGACGGCCGCCGTGCTCAACGGCATCCAGGGGCGTAACCGGCGCATGATCAATGCGTCTGGCGCCAATGCCGATGCCGCTTCCCGGCCGGTCGCCAGCAGCGGGCTGCTCGGGCAGATGATCGAGGCCATGCAGAACCCGAAATGGCGGGCTGCGCTGCAGACCATGCGCGACGTTCGATCCGAGTTCCGGCGGCTGGCCTCGGGCATGGCCGACACGGAAAGAAACACGCTGCGCGTCTCCGACATGGAGCGCATTCAGAGTTCGGTGACGCGCGACATGGTCGCGCTGCTGGAGCGCAACGTCGAAGCCTACGAGCGTCTGGGGCAAACCGAGACGGCGCAGCAGATGCGGCGCGCCATTACCGAGTTTCGCCGCGCCGATCGGTTCACGCGGCTGGCGGCCGAGCGCATGGAGACGATCGAACGGCTGTTCAACGCCCCGAGCGCCGAGGCACTTTACCGCAGCGTGATGAATGCCGCCCTCTCCAAAGGCAAGGGCGACCTGCAGAAGCTGCGCGTACTGCACAAGACCTTGCGCGGCGAAGAGCTCGACGACGTGGCGGCGGCCGTCATCCGCCAGTTGGGCGAGCCGCTGGGCTCGGCCCGCGGCGCGGTGCAAGAGATGGGCTTCTCGCCGTCGTCGGCGCTGACGCGGTGGAGCAACATGACGCCCGAGGCGCGGGCGCTGATCTTCGGCCACGAGCACGCACAAGCGCTCGATGACTGGTTCCGCGTCACGTCTAGGCTGGCCAACGTCGAGGCGCTGGCCAACACCTCGCGCACGGCAACGAACCTAGTCAATGCTGGCTTGGCGCTCGGCAGCGCTGGCCTTGCCCTGAACGGTCACACGGCCCTGCTTGGGGCAGCATTGACGGTCGGCGGCGGGCTGTCCGTGCTGTTGTCGCGGCCGGCCTATGTGCGCTGGGTGACGACCTATGCCGAGCTGCGGGCGCGCGCGCTGCAAGCTTCGTCCGGCTCCGCCGCGCCGCGTCTCGCCAGCCATCTCAATCTGCTGCGGCAGGCGGCCGAACGCGACGCCCAGCTAATGCCGGTCTATCGGCAGTTGGCTGCTGAAAATGGGATCGGCGAGGGACGCCAGCAAGACGAGAAAAAACAGTAACGCGTCTGGCGCCCATAGCGCCGCAGCCAAGCACAGCACAAAGCGCATCGGGCGATCCATGGAACTGTTCTCCCCGCCGTACTTGCAAATCCTGAACCAAACCACGGAGGCGCCGGAACTGCTGGCGGCCTCCAAGCTGTATTTCTACGATCCCGGCACGACGACCGATCGTACCGTCTATCAGAACTCAGCCCTGTCGACACCGCACGCCCAACCCGTCGTCGCCGACAGCGCCGGCACCTTTGCCCCCATCTATCTCCCTGTCGGCGACTTCAAGGTCGTGCACAAGGATTCCGACGGCGTCACCATCTGGTCGGCCGACAGCGTGCCGGGCAAGGCGGCCGCCGCCGATGATCTGACTTCGGCACTGCCGTCGACGCCCGTCATCTCCAAAGTGACGACTTATACCGTGCTGGCGGCCGACATGGGAAGCGTGATCAACGCCGATCCCACAGGCGGTGGGTTCACAATCACGCTGATCTCGGCGATCACGGCAGGCAACGGTGCGCAGATCACCATCAAGCACGCCGGCACCGCCAACAATGTCACCATCGCCACCGTGTCGGCGCAGACCATCGATGGCGCAGCCTCCATCATTCTGCGCGAGCGCTACGCCGAGATCACCATTGTATCGAACGGCGCCAATTGGCTGATCAAAGACGCCCGATACGGGCAAGGCACGCTGTCGCTGTTTCAGCAGACGACGGCGCCGACGGGGTGGACCAAATCGACAACGCACAACGACAAGGCGCTGCGGGTGGTGTCGGGCACGCCGTCGAGCGGCGGCTCGGTGGCGTTTTCGACGCTGCATGCCCGCACCGGCACCGATGCGGTGACGTTGTCTGCCGGCAATCACGCTTCGCATACGCACGCCC